GTATAATACCTTGCCGCTTGTTTTTCCTCAAGGGTAGTCTCATCTATCAAGAAATGACTATGATTTTTTACGTCTTCAATTGTATTACGCGTACCGTAAGCGTAAGCGTCTGGCTGGTATTTTTCATACAAATCCTCGTAATCGTCCAGATTGATTATGTCTTCTTCTTCAGCTATCTTCTCCATAGCCTCTACCGCAGCTTTGGCTACTGATTCAGCGGCTTCTTGAGACGCCTTGGGCAATTTCGCCTTGCCGGCTCCAGGCTTGTATATATTTTCATACCACTGTTCCAACGCCGGGTCATTCTTCGGGTCTTCTAACCAATCCTTCAACCTCGCAACAAATTCTTCCGGTTCCTCATGTATCGGCACCAATGCGCAAAGACAATTCGGATGAGCCGGATAAGGTGGTTCATCGCCTGGGGGATAAACTCCCGGACCTAATCCTGAATCATAAGTAGAAAGCGTATCACAAATGTCTGGCATAGGATGACTACCGCTCAACACCCATTTCATCCCGATGTAACTGGGAGCAACTCGGGATGCAGCTATCGTTCCTTCTCCGAATGCCGCAGTCATTTCTGTCCTCGCAAGTCTTAACGCCTCATAGCTGATGTTCCCCGGGATTCTGCCCTTCATCCGTTTCATCATTTCTGGATAGTCCCGGGCAAGCGTCATCGCTCCCTGTCGGACATACTGCTGCAACATCCTAGCTGTTTTCACGGCATCCTGTCCAATTGCAACGGATTCTTGGATGATATCCCGCATGGTGTTGCGGTATTTTTCGCCTTGTTCCCAAATCCTGTCCGACAAATAAAGTCCATTTCTCGTCCTTGCCCAAATTGCTTCAGCAGCTTGCTTATTCACCCGGCTGTACAGCTTCCTTATCCCGGAAGTCTTCAATCCCGCTTGGTCGAATAAATTCAATACAACGCCTTGAGTATATCCTATTCCCGCCTTTGCAGCGGAATCAATATAGTCAACAAACGCCTCCGTTAAACCTTTCTGTATTAGCTCAGCTTCCGCTCGCAAAGATTTCTCTAACTCTTTGAGATGTTTCTTTCGTATTTGGCCCGAAAACGTAGTGGTTCTAATTTGTTGTAATTCCTTGGCAATCCTATCCGCTGAACGGATGTAGAGGTTTGCAATCTCCTTATCTTGCCTTAATCGTAAATTGATGTATTGTTTTCGTGCGGACAATGCCCATTGCTGGTAATCACCGGCGGCCTTCTTGATTTCATCTATCTCCTTGGCCATCGGCTATCATCCCTCATTGGTTTGATTC